GTTCGGAGGTATTAGCATTACTGGCCTAGCACAAAAATTAGGGGTATCCAGACAAGCCGTTTTTTATTGGAAGGCTAAAGAGATACCTAAATTAAGAGTTTATGAAATCAAGGAGATTTTAGAAAATGATAGCAAAGGAAGAGATACTAGCGAGATTCAGCAAGGTATATAAGTCAGGCGAGGGCGAGTATCAATGTTTATGCCCTAGCCATGATGACAGTACGGCAAGTCTTGGACTTAAGTTTGTAGAGGATAAAATGATCCTTAATTGTTTTGCGGGTTGTAATATGGAGGATATATTAGGCGCGGCGGGATTGTCTTGGTCTGATGTTATGCCCAATAGCATAGATAATGAATGGAAGCCAAAGACAAAGATCAAATTTAATCCCTATAGCATTATTAAAGCATGTAGAGATGATTTTTTATTTGTGGCCATGTGTGCGGCCTCTATAAGAATGTCAGAAAAGCTAGCTACACCAGATTTAGATAAACTATTTGATTTAACAAGAAAGTATAGGGAAATTTATGACAATATTAAATGATGTTGGGAAGTTAGTAATAGATGATAAGCAATTAGAAAGCTATTTTGCTAGCAAAGATCTATCCGAGCATACGAAGATTAAATCTCCTAGTAATTATGGAGATGAGGTTTTGGATTACTTAAGAAATGACATGGAGGGAGGTATTCCATTGCCATTTTTCTATTCTGAAGATAAGTTTAAGATTCGCATGGGAGAAACAACGATTGTGTCGGGCTATAGTGGGCATGGTAAAACCGCATGGCTATCTTATGTTATCGGTAAGATTTTACAGGAGCATAAATGCTTAATAGCTAGTTTTGAAATGCTACCGAAGGCCACATTAGGACGAATGATGTTGCAATGCCATGGGTTGTCACCAACTGATTCTGCTGTATTTGATTTTGTTAAAAAATTGGATGGAAAGCTATATCTTTATGACGCAGAAGGCGAAACGACAACCGACAAGATAAAAACTGTTTTGTATTATGCTAAAGAAAAGCTCGGGGTTGAAATATTTGTTATAGATAGCTTAATGAAATGCGGAATCAATGAGGATGATTACAATAGGCAGAAGAAATTTGTCAATGAGTTATGCGTTGCTAGTAGAGATACTGGTATACATATATTTCTAGTGGCGCATAGTAGGAAGGGTTTGGATGAGAACCGCGAACCTAGTAAGTTTGATGTGCTTGGCAGTAGTAACATCACCAACCTAGCAGACAATTGCATTACAGTATTTAGAAACAAGAAAAAAGAAGCAGTTATGGAGTCCCAAGATCAAGCAAAGATGGAGGAAGCTATGAATTGGTATGATTGCAAGGTGTATATTAACAAGCAAAGACATGGTAATGGCTATGAAGGTAACTTTGGCCTATATTTTGATAAACAGACATTTACATATTCGGAGAAAAATAATGCTAATCAACGACTTTATCAAGGAAATAAAAAAGAATTTCTCAAACGTTGAGTACCGAGCAACAAGCAAAGATGGACAAGTTTTTAAGTCACAAGGATGGGACAAGGCCAATGAAAATATTGAAAGAAAAAGGAAGCGAAAATAAAAGTTTGACAAAAAGTATTAACAGGAGTAGAGTAAACCTGTAATGAAAATTAACCCTTTAAAGAGAAGGAATATTATGAAAACAAACCAATACATACTTGATACTAATCAAGCAGACCTAGAACAACAAGAGCAACTACACGAACTATATTCAGAGATAGAAAAAGAAGAGAAACGCACACAACTGCAAGCATTAACTAAAGCAGTAAGGGGTGAGTTTAATCTATTCGCTGAAATACAAAAATTTAATGAGATATACGGGGAATCCAAATGAGTAAGTACCAAGACTTAAGAAAGGTAGATGTTAGTAAACATACAGAAAAGAAAGGTCAGTTTACTTACTTGTCATGGGCATGGGCAGTAGATATATTATTGCAAAATGATGAGTCTGCCACATGGAGATATGAACCTCCTACGATTATGGCTGACGGAAGTATGATGGTATTCTGTACTGTCCATGCTTTTGGTAAGGATATGACCGCACAGATGTCAGTAATGGATTTTAAGAATCAAGCTAAAAAAAATCCTGATGCCAATGACTTAAATAAAGCTATGCAGAGATGTCTGGCTAAAGCTATAGCGTTACATGGTTTAGGGTTATACATCTATCAAGGTGAAGATCTACCTGAAGGTGACGTGCTAGAACGCATTACCAACATTTTTAATGAGCAAGGTATAGATGAGGCTAGAAAGTATTTTAATACCCTAGACGGAGCTGACAGGAAGCTCTGTATGCCCTTCATAGAGAAAGTTAAGGAGGGTAAGTGATGAGTAATTATGATAGTAACAGTTTATATTCTGGCCCAGATCGCTTTAGATTTATTAATGTTGAAAAGCGTTCTAACGAGTATTCTGAAGAGGAGATTAACTTTCTAATAGATAAGGCTAAAGCTTTTATGAAAGTAAAGCCTTGGGTAGGAAGGTGTAAACTTGCGAGGTATATAGGTGTAACGACTCCAGCTCTAGTCCGTTGGTCAAAAGAAGGCAGAATTACTCTTCCTGAAGATACAGGCCATTCAAACAAAGCTCGCAGGGCACAGTCTTTATACAAGGATCTTAAGGATTCATGGGGGAGTGTTTAATGGAACAACGAACAGCAGAGTGGTTTCAAGCTAGGTTAGGAAAGGTTACTGCTAGCAACATAGATACCATAATAAGCAAAGTTAGGAGTGGTGAAAGTTCTTATAAAAGAAAGTATCGTATGCAATTGGTAACTGAACGATTGACAGGTAGAGTAGTTCCTGTTTTTGTTAACGCAGCAATGCAACATGGGGTAGACTATGAGGATGAGGCGCGTAATCTTTATATGGAAAGATTTAAGTTGCTAAAGGACGTTGATGTTAAGGAAGAGGGGTTAGTGGATCACCCAAGGATTCCTATGAGCGCTGCTAGCCCTGACGGCTTGGTAGGGGACGATGGGTTGATTGAAATAAAATGCCCTCAACCATTAACGCACACAGAAACATTGATGTCACATAATATTGACCAAAAGTATATTCATCAGATGCAATGGCAGTTGGCCTGTACAGAAAGGCAGTGGTGTGATTTCGTAAGTTATCACCCAGAATTTCCTGATGAATATAAGCTCTTTGTAAAAAGAGTAGAGAGGGATGACGAACTAATCGCCCGTCTGGAAGTAGAAGTTGAGAAGTTTCTTATAGAAGTAGCAGATGCAATTAAATTTATTAATGAGGAGAAATAGCATGGCAGAGCAATATGATAATACGAATAGGTTTGTTTTATTTAAAAATAACAAGGAGAAAGAGTCGCAGCCTGATTACACAGGAACAATTACATTAGAAGGCGGAAAGGAAATGAAGTTAGCAGCTTGGATTCGTGAAAGTAAAGCGGGTGTTGCTTTTTTATCTGGCCAGATGAGTGAGCCTTACAATGGTGGATCAAGTGATAATCATGCGCCAAGAGAGGTAGCAAAATCAGTAGAGGAAGTAGTAAGTGACATTCCTTTTTAAGAGGTACTAGGGGTTACACTGCCCTCAAGGTTAAGTTAGTTTGGAATGGGTCTAGGCTAGCTTGCATGGATAACTTGAGGGTTAGTGTATTACATGTATTACATGTATTACTTGTTCATTACATACATAGTAACTTCAAAGCCGAAGCGCATTTCTGTAGCTTTAGGAGATGTCCACATAATAGTAGTCCTTTAGTTGGTTAGTCAAGGCTCTATTATACTTGGTTTTTTGTTTGAGCAGAACGACATATGTATGATAAGGAGGTAGTGAAAATGATGAAAGAATGGTTAGCAAAATTAGCATTGGTTGTATTTATTGTGAGCATGATATTTGTAGCAGTTAATACGATGCCACAGCATAAGAGTTATCATTGTCATGGAAAGAACTTTCATCTTTATGAAAGCATAGAAGCTAACGGCAATGTATTTTTAAAGACAAAGAAAGAGTGTATTGATATAAGAGATATACCCTTTCGCACTAGCATTAAGGGGGTAAAAAAATGAAACAAGAATTTAAAACACAAAAGTTAGTTGGACAATACTTTCATACTTACGAGTATTTTAACCGCACAAATCAACTAGAAGTATTTAACCAAGGCTGTGTTGAAGGAAAGGTAACAGAAGAGTATTACATTTGCCAGTTGTTTAGCTTTGGGGATGGGTCTGAAACAAATAGTAAGTTAGTTCATGTGCGAGATATGAAAGACTGGAAATTTTATAAGTCTAATACACTTATGAATGAAAAGTATGAGTATTACCAGGAAGGTTATTTGAATAGATTAGCAAAAACAAATATTAATGAGGAGGTTGCATGAGTGATAATATAAATCCAGAGCATTACAAAGCTGGTGGTATAGAAACCATAGAGTATTTGCAAGCAAAGTTAAGTAATGCTGAATACTATGGTTACTTAAAAGGTAACGCATTAAAATACATTAGCCGAGAAGGTCTGAAGTCAGATAAGTTATTAGATAAGATTGAAGATTGTAAGAAAGCTCAATGGTATATAGAGCAAATGGTTAAGGTTCATCAGACTGAAATAGCTA